CGGCCTCTAACCACGTCGGCAAGCAAGCCACCCGGCTCGTCTCGGCAAGGGCGGAGAAAACCAAGAGTCGCCTTGGCCACCTTACGGTGGGACCGAGAGTCGTATGATTGGCTGTTTAGGTCCAACCATCTCTCGCTACGACCGGTTTTCTCCGCATTGACGATGAATCCGTATCTTTTAGTGACTTCGACCCAGGTATCAAAGAACCGGGAGTCACCCGCGAAGAGGCAATCATCGCCATTAAACCTTCCTTTCCGAGTCCTATCCCCCCCGTCACGAATATCGCAGGCGATATCGAAACAGCTCTTATTGAGCAAGCACAACAGTGGGAAACTGACAAGATTCCCCATCATCGAACCTCTCTTGACTGGATGTAGACGGGAATCCAGCAAGCTATTTCTGTAACGGAGGTTATCGAAACTTCCGAGCAGCACACTCCTCTCCTTCTCCGACAACTGGGGACACTTCGAGATCTCGTCCACTATGACAGAGACAGCACAAAGGTAGATGTTATCAGTGGCGGCGGAATAGTCACCACTGATATAGAGCTCACCTTTCCTGCGATCTCCGACGATAGCCTCGAAGTCCTGCTTAGTAACGTCCCCTCTGACACACCACCCGAAGGAGGTGATGTGATCGTAGAGGGCATTGTGTACCGGGGTCAACACGCGCTTGACCTCCGCAGACTGCATAGTTACAGCCCGGAACTTCCCCTTAGTCTTGGCACAACCCAAACGAACGGCAGACCAATCACCTGAGTAATCAGAAACGCCGCAAGAAAGGGTCCCACCGCCACTGCGAGGAATCTCGTAACAACCCTGCTGGTCAGGGACATACTCACCAAGAGACGGCACGCTCCCTCCTGCCATCCTCGCTACCTCCAACCGCCTGCCCCAACCGGAAAGATTCTCTCTCACTGCCTTCCGCAGATCCCAGAGATGACTTCCGCTTGGGCGCACGGAGAGTGGCACGTCAGTACCGACATGTTTCCTCCACTCCCCCTTTGCTTGACTCGCCAGACCACGGTCGCACTCCCTACAAGGCGCATCGAAGATACGCTTAGTAGACTTAAGAGCCAGCGCGAGCCTGCTCCCATGTCGGGAATACACAGAGTGCCGTCCCAGGCACATTTTGATCCAACGATCCCATGAGGTGCGGATAGAAACGCAAGTGCGCTTGCCCTCGGGCAAGTAAGAATACTCTGGAATGCTGAATTCCAAAGAGAGTATGGCACGAGCGTTTTTCAACGCCTTTTCTAGTGACCCTACTGCAGGACAGCGGGCATTAGGAATACCTCCAACTCCGAGAAGCTGGTCTTCTCCCATCACCAGATCGAGCCCAAGAGAGGCGAAGATCGGA